TATTACCTATAACTATGTCATAGATTCAACGGTCTCCTTGTTCGGGGCATATCCCCTGAACCTTGCCGCGATACACCTGCATTCAAGCAATATGGACCTTGTGAGCATGGAGAACGGGACGTTTGTATTCTATCGTCCATACGAGGAGTTCACTATCGACACGGTGCTTGACTCAAGCGGAAACCTTGTCAACCTCCCAGAGGGAACAGGACAGAAGAGCTGGACCGGGTGGAACGAGGTTCGTATCGTCCCTACAGCTAACGGGTATGACTATAACTTCTACTACGAGCAGGGGTTCAACAACTATTTCGGGGTTCATTACCCACACGATGAGAATGTGATGTGGAGATCGATTCTTCGAAAGACCTTTATCAAGACCACATCGACCCCAAATCCGACACGTTTTACAAAGTCTTACCCTAAGTATACCATTGCTGAATTGAAGGCAAAGACGGGGCTGAATGACTTCCAACTGGCAGACGCGTTCGGGACCACATGGCACGTTGAGTTTAAGAGCCACGACACACATTGTTTGAACATTGCCTCGGACATTGTTATGGTTGACGACACCACGTTAAAGGGCGAGGTTTATATCAACGGTATCTTGGCTAAGGACATTCCGTATACCAGCCTTATCAGTTCGTATGGTAAACTACTCCCAGACTTTGTGTGTAGATGGAAGCTGTATAATGACAAGTTCACAAAGACAGGAACCAACGTGTTCGGGACTGCGTGGGATATAACCCTGTACTCTAGTCAAGATACAACCATAAGACTTGTCAAGGGTGACGAGGTTAAGTACGACCAGGCAACTAAAATGCTGACTTACCCTGAGGGAAGCAGACTAGCCTTTGACTTTGAGTTTCTCCCTGCCCAGGGCAAGAACGAAACTAGCGGATCATCAATCGATTTAGATACAATGAACAAATACCTTTTATGAAAAAGATACTACGCAAACTACAACTCTTCGACGGGGTATGGACTATCCCGCTCGCGTTCTTCCTATTCCTACTCGCAGGATCCTACAGCGCCGAGTATTTCGGTGACGGACTGATCTCCACGGAGTACATTCAGCAGGTTTTACTTGCCGCACTTGTCATGGTTTTTGCTAACTTTGTAGCATTCCTTGGTGGGTTCTTCAACTTCCGTGGTTTACAGAACTACTTCTATTCGAAACACGCCAAGGAGGAACTAGAATACGCATCTACACCATGGCAAAGAATCGTTTTATACCTTGTTGTTTACTTTGGATTACTCTTATCCTTCCTTCTAATCTTGTGGCTGATAATGACGGTTACTGCGTCCGTGCCACAGCCGCTTCCTTTGTAGGCGTAAAGGAGAAAGGAGGTAACAATCAGGGTTTCAATGACAGAGACCTCCAGAAGATGATGGCGGCGGTCGGGTGGAAGCCCGGCTACGCGTGGTGTGCATTCTTCGTCCGGGCTATCCTTGACGACTGCAACATCCCAAACACCATAACTGGGTGGTCTCCGTCTGCTTATAACCAAAAAGATGTAATCTTTACGAATGGAAGATTTTATCAGAGCTTTCGTGATGGCGATGTCCTTGTTGCCACATACACATACTCAAGCTTCAAGAAGTCAAGATACAAAGGGATCGGACACACCGGAATCGTAGACCGCGTTGGGGAGTATTCGGTAAGGGTTATCGAGGGTAATACTAACGAACAGGGAATGCGTGACAGCCGGTCACGGGATGGTGTCTACGTCAAGATCCGTCCGCTGTCTAAGAACACCCACATCACACGTTGGAAAAAGGCTACCAGCTTTAGATAAAAAAAAGGCCACCCCGTTGGATGGCCCTCTTTCAACAATAAACAACTATAACAACTATAACACTAAAAGACAAAAAAGTATAATGTCGTGGCGGAAGTAACAATGGTTGCACACTTCCAAAATATCTTTCTCCTTCTCTCCTTCTTCATCTCCTGCTTCATGTCAAGGTATTGACTCTTTAGAAACCTGATCTCCGCCAGTTGGTTCTGACGAACCTCGTTGCAAAGGTCGTTATTTTCTATGGCCAAGTCAAGGGCTATCTGGGCAGCCTCTAGCTGGTCCTTCATCTGTTGTATACGCATCGAACGTGACTCGATGGTCATCTTGTTCTGCCGGATGGTCTCAGCGGCTGCTGATACGATTTCCTGTGCCTCTCTTGGGAGCTGTGGGATCTCACTCGGCTGGCTGTAGACGGCCTGAGCGATACTCATTAAGAAGATAATTCCAAGAGAGCGTGTAAAGTTTTTGTAGTGTGTCATTTGGCATTTTGGGTATTCGTGAAATCAATATCTTAGACTTGGCTATCTGCTCCTGCTCTATGACGAACTGCTTCTCGTCTTGAACTAGCAGGGAGTCGATGGCGGCCTTGGTTTCCTGTACGATGATGATGTTCTGGTCCATCTTGGCCTCGTACTTTTCGGTTATCTCATGCAGCCTGTCTATGGCCACAGCCTCGTTCTCGGAGCTTTCCTTCAATCCTCCCATGTGGAAGACTAGAAAGAACACCCCGCAGAGGATGACCACGCTTAGCGCGAGGACGATGAGAGTATAAATGTTTTTGGTCTTGTCCATGTTATTCAAAGTTAGCGTATCCTAGGTCTTCCCAGGTGGGTGGATCAATCATTTTTTTAGTTCTTTTACTTTGTCCTTGTAGTGGTATATCAACTCCTTCATCTTATCTAGTGGTAGGCTGAGTCGGTCGTTACGCATGGACTTCAGTTCCTCTAGCTTGCTCTTGCCAATGCGCTTCTCAATTCCTATGGCGTACTCCAACAGGTTGCCGTGCTTGTGTTGGTTGCAGCCCACACACTGGCCATGCACGTTCGACTCGTTGAACCTGAGGTTTGGGTAGGAGCCTACAGAAAAGTAATGACCCGCGTCATACTTGCCCTGTAGCTGCTTCCCGCAGGATATACAGCCCTTTCCTTGGTCTCGAAGCCGGATGTATTGGTTGAACACCTGCTGTAGTTCTTTTCTCCACTGGGAGACGGACTTGTTCCGCTCCTTGATGGCCTTGAACTCAGCCTTGGTTTTCTTATCCTTCTGCTTGGAGGAATAGGCTATCATGCATTCGATGTTCTCACACGTTGCCTGCATCGTGCTGTACTTAGGGATAAACTCCTGCCTACAGATTCTGCACTTCTTATTCCTCGCCTTCATACGCTATCTTATTTTTCGGCAGGTTTCCACTCTGCCTGTTCTTTAGCCAAGTTTGCCTTGACGGTTTCTTCGAGTATTGTCGTGTATAACTCGCCATCCACCTCGTCGTTAATGTGTTGTATGAATTGTTCATAGTCTGCTTGTACGGCAAAGGTAGTTGATCCGTTCGTTGTACGCAACACCGTGAAGTTCCAAATTTTGTTTTCTATGTTTGGGAACGACATGGTTATGGTTCCGGTAAAGTGTTCCACCTTCTTAGATGGCTTGTCTGAGATTTTGATCATAGCTTTATGTTGTAATTGTTTATTATTTCGTAGAATTGTTCGTATACCTCGTTATACGCCTCCCACTGTTTCTCGTCATGGGTGTCGTACTTGACCTTGCCCCTGAGGTATTGTCGGATTCCGTCTAATGCAATCCTCATGTCGAGGGCTTTAACTGCGAGGTCGAAATCGGACTGATCTTCCGGCAAATTAAATTCAAGTATTGCTTTCATTTCTTTTTCTTGTATTTGCTAAAGTTAAAGAAATCCTTTAGGTCACCCATCATAACCTTACGCTTCTCGTACATCGCCTCGTAATAGGCGTAACCTGCGGGGCAGTTCGGCCTGTATGCGTCAAAGTTAGTACCCGAATTGAACGCGCCCTCAATCTGTTCGCGTTCCATTGCCTTGGCCTTCCTGATCAGCTCTGGCCTGATAAACGTGGAGTTTAGGCAGTCGCTGTTGACTTGTTCCACTAGCCATTCTACTGCGGTTTGTTCATTCATTTGTCACCTCCGTATGTTTCGTTGTAAAATCGTAATGCCGAATCATCGGAGTGGTCAGCATCTGATTCTCCTTCTAAGTAAGCATTCATAATCTGCTCCTTCTCCATTGCTTTGGCTTGTTGTATTAGTAAATCTAATGTTTCCCATTCTATTTTACAAAATTGTGGATCACCATATGATTCTAATTCTTTAATTAACCACTCTACTGCTGTTTGTTGTTTCATTCGTCAAATTGTTTTAGTTAATAATTGATATCAAGAACCCGATTATCCCACCGGCCTGGGTCGCCATGATGTCTCCATAGCTGAACCTCTTGCCGTTGTAGTTGTCATACAGCTCCTTTGCTACCGCTGTGGTAAACACCGCGATTAAGGAGAATATAGGCGTGATTAGGATGGAAGATAGTCCATAGATTACCACACCGTAGATGGCGTGGTTCGCCTTGTCTTTTTCAAACATTGGTAGGTTCATTGTTCACCAAGATGTTACGTTAGTTACACAGAATCTGTCGCCGACAAAGTTGTTTGTCCAAACGTCTTGGTCAAAGCAGAACTTCTTCTTGTTGCCGGAGCATTCGTTTCGTATCTCCAACCAGTAGCAGTTGGTGGCCGAGTCGATGCCGTCGTTAGCGATAGTCCCGCAGTTACATTGTTGTGTTGGTTGTGCGGGTTCCGGTTGCTCCTCTTTCTTGCATGCAAGTAGGGATAGCGCGATTAAAATTGTTAAAGATGTTGTTTTCATTTTACAAAGATAACTTATGTGTTGTTTTTATGCAATTATTTTTTTTGACTTTTACATTTTTGTAGCCATACTTTTGTTGCGTTCTCACATTGCAGTGTCTGGTACCAGTGCAATGTGGGAATTGAGAAATCTAATTCTCATGCCAAAATTGCCCTCGGACGTACCAGACGAGGGCTTTTTTTTTACCCGTTTCCCACCTATCCGAATCAGCCCTGTCGGTGCAAGAGGCAAACTTCATACGCGAGTATGTTGGATCGGGTAGCTGCCCCTTTGTGGGGCGGGGTAGTTTGTTTTTCACGGGGGGAGGCTTTTTCTTTTCTTCTCTTTAGGTTTCTTCTTGACTTGTTTCTTTTCTCTGTCTTTTCTTTTGAATGAGTCCAAGGTTTAACCTATCTCAAGTTGCTCATTTGGGTCGGGAATATAAATGTCCAACGTCTCAGCAGCAAACTGCTTGACGTGTTCGACGTATTCCATAAACTCTTCCGTTGCAAGCTCCGACGTCTTGCGTGGAATCTTCATGACTTCACCGGATGTCGGGTCTGTGAACTCAGTATAGAGAAACCTTCCCTTGAGGAACTCATGCGTGAGGTCTCGGTCGACGTCGTGTCCAAGCTCGCGTAGTCTCTGCGATATCATGGCCACTACCACGCCCCAATAGTATGCGTTCTGCACGTCCGACCGGAACCGCTTCTTCAGTTTGACTTCGATGGTCACAGCCAAGTCCGTCTCACGGGACATCGCTCTGACGTCCTCTTCGAAGAGGGGGCGATTGTAGATTCGCAATGCCCCCTGTGGTGTGATTACTGCGTTGTGTTTCATTGTACCCTCCATACCCTGACTCCGGTATCTAAGACCTGAGTCTTGAATTTATATTTGTCATTCTTCTTGCAGAACATACAAGCGGCTGCTGATATCTTCTTGCGTATGGGCTCTGGGTTTTCATCCGTAATGAAGAATGAATCTCCCACTACCATGTCCTTGAATGGGTACTTGCCCGATCTTGTACTGTGCTTGGGAGCTGGTACGTTCTTTTCTATTTGGATTCTCATAGTGATTGGATTAGTTGTTCTCTTGATATGAATGCTCTTCTTTCCGGAACTACCGATACGTTTCTGTCTTGGTCTCTCGCAAATAGATACGTTCTGTGTTCGTGTTCTTCGATAGTAATTTCCATCTTGTAGATTACTGCGAATTTAATCTTGTCATCATCGATGAAAAAGATTGTGTCTCCTACGGAGAATTTGGTGTCGATTTGTATTTTCATTTGGTTTGATTATTAAATTTCTTCTTCTTCTTCAGTTACGCCAAACTTCTTGGCTTGTTCTACGATTTGATTAAAGTTGTATCCGGCTGCTTCGATCTCAGCACGTACTTCCTCGTTCTTTGGAGTTATCTTGTCGCCCTTAGCGTAGCGGGCAACCACACGAGTCCAGCGTGCAACCTGGGACTTAACTGAGTCAGCGTAGTCGCGTGGCTCCTCGAAGTCGTACAGGAACTTGAGGTAATTGGAGTATTCGATTCCGAAATTCTTTTTGAACTTGCCGTCTTCGACCACGATGTGTTTCTCAAGTGGCGGACGAGTGGATGTGTTGAAGTGGTGCGTTATCTTCTCAAGGTCTGCGAGGTACTCAGCTTCAAGTTCAGCCGACGGCTCGTATTGGAAACACATCATCCGTAGGTCATCCTTGCAGATGTACACGAGTTCACCGTTCAAACCCAATCCCTTCATGTAGTGGAATAGTTGGAGTCTGTGGTGCTTGATGGGTTTCTCTGTCTTCTCCATCATGTCCATCACGAATGATGAGCATGACTTGATTTCGAGAACCTTCTTCTCTAATTCCTTGTCACCAAACTTCTCATGTAGTTTCTCCGCGATGTACAGGGAGGATGCTTGGATAGACTCCGGGAGGTGCGAGGATGTGATGTCTTGCTTGGCACGTTCGATGTCAATCTTGCCGCCCGCAAGGAAGTCTAATCGACCCGATACCTTGAGCATGTTCGGGTACTCGACCATAACACGCTCTTGTGTATTGTTGATCAGGCCAGCACGTTCTAACACATAGCGTACTACCCATTCGACAAGGTTACCCGCCTCGAACTTGCGGAGGCTTCTCATGTTTGGTGGGTTGGTTGGTGTAACCGCTTTCATCTTGAGATAACGGTCAACGAGGGGCTGACCGATTTCCGATGCATAGCAGTAGTCTCGTGGCTCTAGCGCACGTTGTTGGGAATAAACGCATTCATTCCATAGTTGTTGTAGATTCCAATTCATTTCGTTGAATGTTAAAAAAGATTGATTTGATTTCGTTTGGTATATTCTTGAGCAGCCTTCCGCTCGACTGGTAACTGGGCGAGACCTTGCCTATGTACTTCACGCGCTTGCCTATGATTGCATAAACGTCACGCGAACTTTTTACAACTTCATACCCGTCTTTGGTTTTAAATAGCTTTGTCATTTAGATTGCAAATATAGTGTAACTTCAATGGTATCAGTTAATCTTAGTCTAATTAAGACTATTTAGTTCTTCAGCGAACACCTCAGCGAGCACATCTGCGAGGTCTGCTTCCTCCGATTTAGTCAGTAGCTTACGAAACGCACGAGCATCTACCCACCATACATTGTCGGTCTTCTCGTCGTTCATGTCGCATACAGGACACTTGGTGAATGGCCTGTCACTTTTCAATCCGATGTCCACAAGGATGATGCATCCACAGCCATTCCTTTGCATGGCCATAGCTGTGAACACATCTCCTTTTAGGAACACACCCTGTGAGTGGTCTTTGATTGCGACTATGTCGTCGCCGGTGCGATAGTCGATTATCATTTGTCAATGTCTTTTAAGAGCCACATCATTAGGTTGAATACTATCTGGTCAATTACGCGTCTCATTTGCGATGATGGTTGCTAAGTGTCCATGTGCTAAATGATACTGTCCCATAAACTCGGAGCGATCAATAAAGGTAAACTCCTTGTAGTTCATTCGTAGTCTATGTATCTCATCATCCTGCTCAGTTTGCGTCGGCTCAATCTCGTCAGTTTCTATTGCCGGAATGCTGAGGCAGTCGGTAATTGTTATGCAGTAACCTTGCTTGGTTATCATGCCGTAGGCGAATCTGCCCTTGTACCCTTGCAGATACTTAAAGAAGATGGTCTCCTCAATGTGGTCGGTTGTTTCTTCGGTGTAGTGCCCGTCGTCGTCGGGGTTGGATAGTTTCCAATCGTCGTAATTAAAGTATCTCATTGTTGTTTTTCTTTTAGTTCGTAAAACATTGCTTCGTCAGATATGACATCAAATGTTCTTTCAATGCTTCTATCAAGCGCATTGGTAAGAATATCGTATGCTGTTTCCTCATCGCATTCGTACCGATCGGTTACGTCTTGGACGTGCCATAGGGATTCAACATTGTATCCGGCTTTGCGTAACACCTCTTTTGCTTGGTCGATTTCTTCGTGGTTCATTGTTCAAACTTGTTTAGGATTATTGTATAGATTTCGATGCGGTCTTTGGCATTGGCGATGCAGTCTTTGATGATTTGGTCACCCTCCCATGCCGGCTTTTTCAGTTGCTCTTCATACTTCATGACTGCCCGCCATTCGTCCATGATTTGTTGTTGGATGTGGCTGATTACTTTTTCTTCAGTACTCATTTTTTATAGTGTTAATTGTTACGTTAAATTCTTTCTCTGCCCATTCTATGTCCTGGTCTATTTCTTCCATGTCCATGTAGCTGAATGATTCAAGTACATTCGAGCTGTCTTTGTCGTAGGTGTCGTGAATGTCTATGTAAACGATTCCGGTTTCTTTGTCCTCATAAACCTTAACGTCGAATTCTGCGTTGTATTCGTAGGATGCATCGCGCATCCATTGTAAGAAACTTACGTTGTGAAAGTTGGATTGTTGCATAGTGTTGTTTTAAATGTGGGTGCAATATAGTTCTAAGTATTGCACCCACTTGTTAATGGTTGTTAATTTATGATAGTAGTACGACTATCAAGATTATCGCGGCAATTACAGCCACAATTCGCTCATATATATCGAGCATCTGGGCGGTTGTTTTTTTGTTTATCATCGTTTGTAAGCTAATTGTTTACGATTCTAGTTCGTATTCCCATAGCTCACAAGCCCAGGCCATGTCTCCTTGCTCTTCGCTTATGCGCTCGCCGTTTTGATACATGTAGCTTCCGCAGTTATATCCTAAATCTTCGTCGGCAAATGATACCTCAAAGGTATTTTCAGGGAATAACAAACTGAGCTTTTCAATTACTGCAAGGGGTGTGCTCCATGCGGTTTGAAATTGGATGTAATGCTCGGTTTCTTCTATGTTATAGGCATTCCACTTTGTGTTCCAATTACTCAATCTCCAGTCGTACCAATTAGATACTCCATACTTTTGCATCAGTTCGTGGTGTTTCTTTATATCCTCTTCGGTCTTCATTGGGGTCGGGGCGGGTGTATCATTCAGATCCTCCGGCATTGGAATAATCCTGTTGAAGTCTATCGCTGCTTCTCCGCGAATGAATGATTTAACTTCTTGTTGGTTGTCGCCATGAATGTACAGGCGGTGAATTACGTGGTTTGGCATGTTGTTTATTTTTTATTTGTTGGTTGTTGTTGTGTTTAATTATTATCGTAATACTTTTTGGCGTAGTCCTTCTTGGAATTTTATGTGGCTAACGGCTTTTTCGATTGTATCAAATTCACTCATGCAGCCTGTTTCACTTGTTGTGTATAATAATCGTTTACCGAAATCAAAACCCATCTCGTATTCATTGTACCTCCTACAAAAATCAATCTTCACTCTAATTGAAACTACATCATCGCAATGCGCTCTTGGGCTAACACTTTCGTGTCGTATTTGTATTTCGGGTGACTTGTACTTGCCAATGCGCTCATCGTACCTCTCAACCCTTACATGGTCGGGTAAATCTTTTACTAATAGTTCGATAATGCGTTCCATTTCAGCGTAGGCGGCTAATTGCCAGGTCGCAAGGTCTTGCTTTGAGAGTTCTTTGAACTCTTTTTGAGCCCTTGTTTTGTCTTGTAGGGCATCAACATTGATGAGGTTGAATGATTTTTTGGTTGCACTCGCCTTGTTGATGCGTGTGAACTCGTCGGTTAGTGCGTCAATGATGTTTTGTTGTTGCGTTGTCATTGTATTGAAGTGTTTAATTGTTGTTTATTCTTGAGTTACTTGTTTTAGTTCTATTGTGTAATCGAAGCCCCTACCCCCGGCAGTAAAGCCGCCTGCATTGAATTCTTCCTCGCTTGTTTCTTCAATGATGTATGAATAATCTTCGCACCACTCCGCAAAGCGGTTGTATGCCTTTCCTATGGTGGCGAATTCATCATTGTAGATACATTCACCGGTTGTTGTTCGTGTTACTGTTACTTGAAACATGGTTTTTAATTTTATTGGTTGTATTTTACTTTTTCTTCATCTGTGCATTCGTACCATTCGCCTTCGTGCTTCTCATACCACTCGCCCTCATCTTCAATGTCCCATTCGGTATAGCAGTATGCGCCGTCGTCGTATGCCTCGTCTAGGTCGGTATAGCCAATTTCGATTGCGTAGCGTTCGGCGTCTTCCTTCTCAATGAAGTACATTAGAGATTCTTCGAACAGGAAACCTTCGTTCATGCCTTTGTTGGTTGCGGAGCATATCCGCGCAAATCTTTCGTTGCTCATGGTGTTGAATTATTTGATTATTGGTAAAATTTCGCTGATTAACTGACGACCGTACTTTTTCGCGCTCGCCTCGTCGATGTAGTGTTTTTTGATTCGGCTGTATCTCGCTGTTTTTTTGGGAATGCTTGCGTACACGATATACCCGGCTGTTTCTTCGTGGTTCGTCCAGACTTGCACCTGTAACTCGCTCGCGTAGTTTATGCCGCATAAATTCACTTTGGTTGGCTTGTAAAGGTCTAGCGATACATTGCCCAACGTAGTTTGGAAGTTGAAATTCTGATACATAGCTTTTTTGTGTTTGGTTATACTTTCTTGATTATTTCGTATTTTGAAAAGGTCTGCTCTATCATTCGCCCGCGTTCGGGGTATATGAACCGAAGCAATAAACCGGACGGTGTTTCTTTGTAACCTTTGAATGTTCCTACTTTGCCGTTGGATAGTAGGCACTGCGTGTTGGTTGATAGTGTCATGTGGTGGTCTATTTTTGTTTTTATATTTCAAAATACGTAGGGGCATATTGGTGCAAGATGTTCACCCTTCTAACCTCGTCAGCGTTGTATTTGCGGGCTTGTAAAATTCCCTTTCTTATGGCTCCGAATCGGTTGCCTGTGTGTGTGTAGAATACGTCCGCGAAGATTATCCCTCCGTTGCTGTGTTGGGCTAATCTTACATGGCATTCGAATGTTTGTAAATTGGTGTTCATGATGTTGAATTTTTATTGTTGTTGAAATTTTAGAAACAGGAGCGGGAATCGAACCCGCTCGTGCACCATTGCCCGTTTAATACATTGAAGCGAGCAACTGCTCCGCTTCGCTGTAACTTTCTAAAAACGTCTCTTCGCCGTCTTCAAAGTTGGTCACCAGATACTCAACGCCGCGCCCCAACATTGAGCATATCGAAATACCATTTTCGAGGGCTATGTATACATACCCGCTGTTTGAATTAAAGCCGACGTTCATAATTGATTCGCCCGCGCACTCGTCGGCGTATGCTTGAAAACAAATGGCTAGCCCTTGCGCTTCGCAAAATGCTATTGAGTCGCTAACGTTGTGAATTTCTAAAATGTTTTTCATAGTGTTGAAATTTTAAGAGGTTGTTATTTGTTGATGTTGTTGATGTGTTCGCACAGGTTGTCGAGGTTGTAAGACTGGAATACAATGCCGCCGCCGTAGCTTTTCGTATGGTATTTGCGCCCGCCTAATTTATTGGCCTTTTTTACGGCTATACTGTAAAGTTCCGAAATATAACCGAACGGAGGCGCGCAGTTCTTCGCGGTCTCGCGGTCGGCTTCATTTACTAGTTGGGTGAAGTGTACCACATAGCGCGGGTTTCCGTTTACGTCGTTGTTGATACGTGTAAAATCTTGAGGGGTTACGATGTTACTCATAGTGTTAATTTATTATTGATGTGTTTAGTATTTCATTTCGTTGATTATATCCAAACGAGCTAGTTTTTCGCTTAGTTGTTGGGCGCGCTCAATGGTGTATCTTAGCCATTCGGCGGCTTCCGCGCTGCCTTCATTCATCAGCTCTTTTGCAAGGTGCGCCCCGTTGATAATTTCGAGAATGTCGCCCGCTAGATAGTGTGTGTACTGAATGCCTTTTTTCATGTTGTTTCTAAATTTTCGGCTAAGATAGTCTAACTTTATTTCTTGTCAATACCCTAACCGTTATTTATACTCATTCTAAATAAAACTTGCTCATTTTCAATGATTTAAGTGAAAAAAAATTTTTTTCGTGCCGGCTTTTGTTGTATATTTGAGAAGGGTTCAACGGTGTTGGTTTGTGTTGGTCGGATAGCCTGGACGCGGGCAAATAGTCAAAGGGATCCGCGCAGTATTTCACAAGGGTAAAGAGACAGGAAACAAATAGACGAGGCAAACATGGAAGCAACCCGGAAAGGGCAACCCCTCACGCGGGCAAATCTGCAACGGATAGCCCAAGTACTCAAAGAGAATGTAAGAGAATAGACAAAGAGCAGTTAAGGCACTCATGCGCGCACACACGATTAAAAACCCCTTTCTCGGGTTGCCCCAACCAAAAGCCCCGCACCCCTCCACAACTGCAAGGAAGCCCAATAAACGCGGGCAATCTACGCGGGCAGTATCTACGGTAGGCGGGCTGTTTACATGCCTTTAAACGGGCTGAAATGCTTATCTGGAATCATTCTAAATAAGAATGTGCGGCCTGGACGTGAAACAATACATACCCCGCGCACCCCTCGAAACGGGCAAATACTGCCTGAAATACCCCGAAAAGGTCTGGCATAAATACGCCACGCATGGGACGCGAAATATAACGTGCTGACTATCAGCGCAAAAATGCGGTTGTTACACGCGGTGGAGACAAAATACCCGCGGCATGGACAGGGGCGGCAAGACAAGCACCCCACCCCCTTTGCTGAATCGACTTCGGGACGGGGACAGGGCAGGGGCAGTGTGGGGGGTGACCCCAACCAGGATGAGTCTATAGTTTATTGACCCCAACCACTATGAGTTTACAACCATTATGAGTTTACGGAATTTGTTGGATATTTCATGACTCCGTGTATATTTGTAAAAAAAAGGCTATGAAATACGCGTCACAGGACTTTATGGATAACATGTTTGGGGGGTATACACCTGCCAAGCAGATGGTAAAGAACAGACGTCGCTCGGAGATGGAAAGGATGGAGATGGAGGCCAAGGAGGCGGAGAAGTGTAAGTGTGAAGGGGGTAGCCATGGCTAAGGCGATGGGTACCGGGTCTAAGACCACGTTTGGCAAGCGCAAGGATGGGAAGCCTTTTAAGCGCAAGTCACCAATGGACAAGAATGTAAAACCATCAAGAGGACAAGGATGAAAGCAAAGGCAGGACTATATGCGAACATTCACGCCAAGAGAAAGCGAATAGCTGAGGGATCAGGCGAGAAGATGAGGAAGCCCGGAACACCAGGCGCACCTACATCGAAGGACTTTGAGAAGTCAAAAAAGACCGCTAAAAAGAAAAAATAATGGCAAGGACAGCAGCATGGCAAAGAAAGGAGGGCAAGAACCCAGAAGGCGGTCTAAACGCCAAGGGCCGAGCCTCGTACAAGCGTGAAACAGGAGGCACATTGAAGCCCCCAGTATCGGCCAAGCAAGCAAAGAAGTCTCCCAAGAGCGCTGCTCGGAGGAAGTCTTTTTGTGCTAGAATGGGTGGTATGCCAGGTCCTATGAAGAAACCAAATGGCAAACCCACTCGCAAGGCTTTAGCTTTGAGAAAGTGGGACTGCTAAAGAAACACGGTCTCGTGCAGGGACCGTTGTAGTTACGACTAAAGCCGATCAGAAATGGTCGGTTTTTTTGTTTATTCGCTGACCAATCCACCGCATTACAGGAACGGCCATTGAGTTCCCACACGCCTTGTATCTTGGTCCGTCGGGACAATCCTCTGCTGGTTTCTTCTTCCACGGGATCTTTGTCCAATTGTCGGGAAAGCCTTGAAGCCTTTCGCACTCCACCGGGGTAAGGCGTCTGATAGCCATCGGAGGATTGCTTATGCGTGAAGCCGTGTGGGCAACAGCGTGTGGACCCCTCGCAACAAGTGAAGGCATGGTTTCCGACTCCTCAATCTTTGGTTCATATTGAGCATTCTCGCCCTGGTTGAATGCAGCACGGTCTATTATGGTTGGCTGAATTACTGCTTGGAAGTTGTCTTTGTCGGGCATGTACTGTCCGCCACTTCTTGTAGTTAGGGTTGCTGAGGTGTCTCCTCCGTCCCACCACTTACCGCTTCCAACGCTCTCTTCAGTTGCTCTGGTAACTGCTTGCCTCTTTTCTCTGCTCGGCGCAGGATTCCTTGACACGCTTTCTGACTCAAATAGAACCTCTGCGGCAGCTCGTTGGTCTCCAAGACATCCGACAACAAACACACGTTTACGTCTTTGGGCCACTCCGAACCATTGAGCGTCCAGTACCCGATAGGCCCACCCGTACCCCAACTCCCCCAACGCCCCGAGGAAGGAACCAAAATCCTTTCCTCCGTTAGATGACAGGACTCCGGGGACGTTTTCCCAGACAATCCACTTAGGTTTGTAACGCTCAGCGATTGCAAGAAACGTGAGCATGAGATTGCCTCTTGGGTCCTTAAGACCTTGTCTGAGACCTGCGACTGAGAAGGACTGGCATGGTGTGCCTCCAACGAGAAGATTGACATTTGCATTTGGCCAAGTATTAAATTTAGTCATGTCACCCCAGTTCGGGGTGTTTGGAAATCTGATTTTGAGAACCTCTGAGGGGAACGGTTCAATCTCTGAGAATGCCACGGGTTCCCATCCCATGTCGTGCCACGCAACGGAGGCTGCTTCTATTCCGCTACAGACGGAAATGTACTTTACCTTTTCACTCATAGCGAAAATAGTATTAGCATTATTGCTGCATAAATTGCAAGTAAGATCAGGTAGGGGACGACGTGTTCAATGTCTCTGCGGAGGTTGTTTTTATTTCCCATTTGTCCAGAGTTCTTTAGCGTACTGAGAAAGCTCTTCAAAAGATTCTGAAACATACTCCCCTTTGATACTGTCTCCCCACCACTTGCCGCCGGGGCTTTCAAGGTAGTAGAGAACGTCTTTCTCTTCCGCGTCATAGCTCCACGACGCCACCTTGGCCTTGTAGATTGCGAGGTGGTCGGTTGGCTTTCCGTTATCATGCCACATCGAGATGGCATAAACCTCAGTGCCTGGCTCATAGGCAAAGATTGTGTACTGTGTCTTCTTTTTCATTTCGTTTGTTTATGAGTTCATAATCTTCTTGAGATACAGCGCAAGGTCGAGCGCCTCCTCGTATGCGTGTTGCAGCCACTCGTCTTTGGTCAGGTCCGTGCGGTCCATTGTGTGATTATACTGAGAAAAACCCTTCTTTTCACGCATAATCATGTCCATAACCACTTCATTGAGTAGGTCTGAGGCGTATTTTATCGGCTTATTGTCGCTTGTATGTCCCATCTGTAGCTTAACCATTTACGTTCAGTTCCCATTAGTTTATCCATCTTCAAACAGTCACTTAAAGCCTTTGTCTTGGCAGATTCAGGACTCTTGGCCTTAGCCCTTGCGTTGTGGACGATCTTCTCGCCGTCCCATATCGTTATCACGTAGTTATTCATGTATCCCGTAGGTTGAGTTTTTCCACACACGCACCTGGTCGCTAGAGAAGTGCCTTATTTCGCCGCCGTTTGACAGCACGACCGTTATCTCGTCATTCTCCAGGAAGCCGTTCGGTGTTATGTAGAGGATGTATCCGTCTCCAAGGGGAGTCGTGACCGGTATAGGACCATTGGGAAAGATCATCTTTGCAGGCCTGAAGAAGTGTTTCAATGTCCGCCTGCCTCATGCTCTTGAGCTGAGGTATGTTCCGGCTCAGCGTCCATGCTATCGCTTGGCTGTCCACCTTCGGATTCCACTCCATTATCCTCTCCGCCAGGTACTCCGTTATCCCCTTCTTGGTTCTTTTCATGAATTAGTTGTTTTATGTCATAAATCCCTTGGTTTACTAATGCCCAGTACTCCACAGGGAGTGTCGCAAGGTTCTGCAAGGTGTCCTCCATCGAGCTTACAGCGTTTAGATATGCGTCCCCGCCGTCCACGTTACCAAGAACGCCAAAGATCGGCATCAGCTCACGCTCTAGCTTGGCAATTAGGTTCTTGGAGTGCATCTTCAGGTCATGCTTGAAGAACTTTAGGTCCACACACTCGTCGTGACACTGCGCGTAGATCTGTTGTGCGCCTAGGGCGGTCACAATCAGTCGTTTTTTTCTTTCTAAATCGTTCATTTCGTTTATTTATGTTGGCAAATATAATACACGCGTGGCAATATGCAAGAAAATTAACATTAATTTGCGCTAAACGTGAATGTAAAGTCGTCCATAATGATCTCGTCTACCTCCTCCATCGACAGTCCGACAATAAAGTCGTCTCCACCACTGCTTACCATGCACAGGTTTTTAAAGTTCATGTATGGACGCACGTTGTCTATTGAATAAAACACAGCCGGCTCGCATTCGAACTTGTCTGGCGTAGAGCCAACCATCTCTGCGATTCTTTTTTCGTCTGTATCCACAACGATCGGAAGGATAACTCTCATGTCATTCCAAATTTACGCGTCTGTAACCTAATGCCCATAAGAACTCGGAGATTTTTCTCCCGTATTCTTCAACATGGCTTTCCTCCCAGTGTTTGAACTCGTGGTGAAGATATTCGTGAATAATTACCTCAAGGTGTTCCTTTGCAGGGAGTCTTGGATCGATCTCAATAAGACCGTCCTCATGGTAAAGGCCACGCGCCCTTTCCCTGCCTAACTTCCTGTATTTGATCCTTGGGTTCTCCATTGCACATCCTGTTATGCAAAATACAGAAAAAAATGTACACGTCCTGTAACAAAAACGTGCATAAAAATGTTACAGCTATTACTTAATCTTGCCGTTCACAATCCGGTAGTTTGTAACCTCAAACTCCTCATTATCAAACACTTTCACGTGTGCAAAGCCGTGAGTAAACTTGTTGATCGGCATATAGTCAGGGTGCAGCTCACACAAACAGGCTACCGACCAGCAGGTCGTAACCTTGCCGTTGATGTTTGGCTCGGTATGCTCCGACGTCTGGTGGTGGTGCCCGCAGATTGCGTTGTCCTTGGCCCGGAGGTAAAGTCCACGGGCAATGTTCACCGGGCTGAACATGCTTGACCCAAACTCGTGACCATGCAGGGCTATTAGCTTGCCCATTCTTACAAGCTGCTTGTCTGGGATGAAGGTAATGTTGAGCTGGTTGAGATGCAGGATGGATTCCAAGGAGAATTCTTCAATCCCAACTAAATCTGACGCGTTGTTGATCAGGTAGTGGTCCCAGCGAATGTCGTGGTTTCCTGCCTTGAAGTATATTGCTTGAGTAGGGAACAGCTTCCGCAGTGTGTAGAGGAACTCCCTTGCCATATAGATTTCAGAAGCGAGGTCTCTCTTGCGCGGGTCTTTTTGGAACCGGCTGATCGCATAGAAGTCGATGAGGTCCCCGTTGATGTAGACCGTGTTGACCTCGTTTTCAAGTCCGTACTTGAGCGCCGCTGTGAGGGCGGGAATGTTGTGATATGGTACGTGAATGTCGGTGAGAAATAGGATATCATTGTGATTAACTGGGAATTTATATGGGCTGTAACTTTTTTCCTTTGAGTCAGGCAACCCTAGTGGGTTACTGTCGGGAATCAGCTCATTAATGATATCCTCGAATGCGTTTGCGATGGCCTTTGGAGTTATCCTGGCCTTCTTTACTGGTTCTACTTTGTTGTTCTTCTTCCAGGAGAGAAACTGTCGTTTAAAAGAGTCAAGTGTGATCCCGGACGTTACGTTATCATACTCTAATTCAATCTTTTTGTTTTGACTAAGGTCTCGCGTGTCGTTTAAGATGTTGCGATAGTTCTGTACGTTGTTTTTCATTAAGGTAGATATTTGCAAATGTAATAACTATCACCATAAAAGCAAAAACCGCCTCGCTTAGGAGACGGTTTTCACAAACGAAATGAATAAAACAAACTGAACTTGCGCTATAAAAGCACAACTCAGCAAATGTATCGACAAACAATTTAGTTTGCTCACTTTCTTTTGATTACGATGACTTTGTGCTTTTTTTCGTTGTCATCGCCTTGCACCTTTATCTTCTTCCACATGTAGTACTTAATTGGAAGGATGGATGCAACGATTAGAAACGAAGCAATCGCAGTTGCGTAGTTCTTCTCCCAAAGGGAAAACACAAACGCGATAACGAACGCAAACAGGAATGCTGTAAGTGTAATGTTGGGAAGTTCCAACATGTAGGCTGGGAATGACTTTTTTAGTTCCAAAATATAAATTGTGATTTTTCGACTTTTTGATTCCTCATGATTACCAGTGTGGCAGGGACGCAAATATACATTATTTTTTCTTCGCCGCCCTCACACACATTGTATGGCACGTACATGATAGACTCAATGGTGTCCATTAGGAAATTGTTTCAAACTTTAGCTTGTCGTACTCTTCAAGGTCAATGATTTTACCATCAAACTTTCCGCGATACGTGCAGTCTACAACCTCGGCGTACCCCTCGCTGTTCCATGCAAGGGCCATTGCCCGGATATGTTTCTTTACGCTGTCAATCGTGTTCAATACCTCAGAGGTCTGAAGTATTTCGTTGTTGTCTCCAATAGTACGGACGCGGTATGCGTTGACCTTCTGTCCGTCTACTGTGCGCTTTGCGTCTTTTATTTCAATTCGTCCCATCTTCTATTTTTTTAAGTTCGTTAAAGTGTCCGCTGATCCAAAGATACATATCATTTCCGGTTAGTTCGTACAGCCTTACGTTAATCAAACGCATGAGAGACTTTTCACGGTCGTATTTAATCTTTGGCTTGTGTATACCCAGCTTGGGGTATTCCATGTCCTGAATGAGGAGGTTATGCCTCAAATTCCGAAGGTGCTGTAACTCGGTCAGCGTCGATGGAGTAGGCGGCAAGTATATCGGGGTTCCGTTCATTTAAAAAGTCTAATAATAGTTCTTGTCTTGTTGGGTCTAGGTCGGCGATGAAGTGTCTTATCTTGTTCCTTCTAGCCGGGTTGTAGTCGTAGTCCATGCGAATGGTCTTCATGGCGTGACAAACGGTGGCGTGGTCTCTGTCTACGATCCTTGCAACCTCGGCAAGGGTTTTAGTTGAACACACCTTGATTGTTGCCATGAACATCTGTCTTGCTAGTACAACGTCGGCGTACCTGTTCCTTCCCTTGATCTCCTTAGGTGTAACCTCGAAGTGTTTGCCAACCTTCTCAAGAATTTCGTTCTCCTGAGGGTTGTCTATCTTATGTAAGTACTCGTAAATTTTTGTAAACTCGTTCCGTTTGTTTACGTGGACAAGGTCCACTAGGTCTTTGAATGTGTATCTCATGTTCGTTTGTTTAAAGCCGTGGCGGGTTTACCTGCGTTTATCCCCCGCCACGACTCTTGGTTAAGATTAGAATGGTAAGTCGTCTCCAGGGTCCTCAGAAGGAGCTATAGCAGCGTATGAGTCTAATTTCTTTACAGAACTCACAGCCTTTACCTGTGGAAGGAAGATGTCGTTGAGGTGCCTCTCAAAGAACTCCTGGCGCTCTGAGTCGTCCCATACAACTTGTCCCTTCACCTTGATCTGTTTCATTTCTGGCATGTTGCCTGGGTTGTCTTTGGTCCATGCCCACTTGATGTCCTCTTGGCCATGGCGCAAATAAAGCATTGTGCGAGTTTTTCCATCAATTTGCTTTGACCACGGAGAAAGAGTAATTTCCTTTCCTGCGTCGATGTTTGGCATACATAAGAAAAAACCTGACGAGTATCGTGAAGACCAAGGCATTTGGATTTGATATTCTTCTCCTCCATCCTTTAGAACTATGCAGAGTTGGTCTCCATATCCTTTTTCGGATACGCGCTTGAATACGTCCGTGATGTGACCAGACAGCGAAGCAAATCGCTGTTCGTACCACACGCTTGTGCCGTCCTTGCTGTTACACTTAATTGAGCCAGCTGTTCCTTCTTGAACTCGCCTAGCAATCTTACCGTCAGATATGCTGAGGTAAGTACGGTTTGATGAACCACCTTGATTTAATCCCATAATTTTTATGATTAATTAATTGATTATATTCGCAAATGTAGCATATATGTTTCTTTTGTGCAAGAAAAAAATTGTTAAATTTATACCCGATATGGTTTTTTTCGTCATTCCCAATCCTCCCTATACCCGTTCGGGTGTCCTGGCTCCTCATTCCATTCCTTTGCTTCTTTAGAATCAGTCCAGTTTCTGTTTGGCTTGATTACAGAGGGCTTTGGCTCTTCGATGTTAGACTGAACGTACTGACCGTCTATGGCTCTCTGCAAATAATCTACTCCATCAAACATAAACCTGCGAGTAGACCTTACAAGTTCAAAGTCAAAGAAACCCTTTATCCCGACGATCTTCTGTCTGCGGATCTTCTTGGAGTGAAACTCACAGAGCGGACTTTCGGGAGCTGTCTGAGCAACAGGCCTGTGGTAGATGATGATGTTGTCCGCCTTGTTGTTCCACATCGCTCCATCTGCAAGGTCGAACACCTCCGGGCATGGGTAGTTTCCGTCGTCTCCCTTCCTCATCTTGTGCGGGTGGACAACGATGTCGAAGTACACGTTGTTCTTCCTTGCAAACCTTGTGCAGTCAGAAAGGAACGTCTCAAGGTACTTGTCGCTTCGACCACCTCCCTTGGTGTAGTCGTTTGCCATCTGATTGAACGGGTCGATTACAACGCGGTCTATTCCGTGCTTGATGATCATGCTTAGGAAGACTTCTTTCACGTAGTCAGGAGTCGGGCTTACGTTCTTGGGGTACACCATGAAGATGTGTTGACCAATCATTTCGTACACCTTCTTGTACGAATCGTAACTCGGCCTGTGGTAATTATTCGGAGTGCAGTCCTTACCAAAGTAAATTTCAACTAGGTCATGATAAAACTGTTCAGCAGGTAATTCCTCAGGAGTGAATATGGCAACCTTCTCCCCGAACCTGACCATGCGGAATATCATCTCCCACTTCATGAAAGAAGACTTACCGTAGTTTCCAATTCCGGAAACAATTGTTAATTCTCCCTTGACTCTTTTGAAGTGTTTGTCTAGAAGCGGAACGCCAAGCGGCATGGCCGCCTGATAGCCCTTGTGATAAATCTCAGACGCCTGTTCAAATACTTCCTCCGCATAAATGACATCTTCTGCGGCGATATTCTCCGCATCTTCTGCGGTGATTACGATCTCTACTTCCTTGTGGTTACTCTTTGTAACCAGTTGGTCTTTAGTAAACTCAGCGGTGTTCCACTGATTCATGTTGGCCCTATACGCGCTGCGAATGGCTTGCCTGCACTCCTTCTGACTAAAGCTAGAGTCTGGGGTAACGTGCATCATCATCAGGCTATAGCACGTCTCTTCCATCATCCCAAATCTGCAACAGCTTGCTGCGAGTTTGAACACAAAGTGGTTCCTTTCTCCTTCACGGAACGCATCACCCTTGGACGTCATCCACGTTAGAAGGTTTTGGAATATCTTGTCGTCGTCGTTAATAGTCTCTGTAGTTGTCTGTTGGGGCAACCTCCTGTCTTCTTTCTTTACAGGCAACTTGCTGTATACCTCAGCGTTTGGGTTATACCAAACTTGAGGATCATACGACTCAAAGCATAGGCGAGAAACATTTCGACCAGTCTTGTCAATGTCGGGCATCTCCTCCATCAAAGCATCAAAGTGTTCCTTATGCTTTGTTTTCCACTCAATTTGGACGAGCGCTTTTAAGCCCTTTCCTGAGGGTGATTCCCAAACAGCGGTAATATACCTCACTGAACACAATTCGCTTCGTTTTTGGGCCATATCCGCCACGTTATCGAAGTCCAACACGATGTATCCGGAGTGTTCAATCAGCTCAGAATCCTTCCTTTTGGAAAAAGTTCCACTGAAACAAACTGCTGGGAGTTTCTTTTTTAACTCGTCCGCCTCTTTCTTGGTCTTGGCTTCCCTCGCCTTCTCAACAAGTGCCTTTGATTTTCCAGTCCTAATTCGTTCAAGTGCGCCCAGTACACTAATTGTGTGTCCTTGCAGGTCATTGAAGTCTTTGTAGATGGATACCTTACCATTTATTCCTTGCATCATTTGGGTCATAGCTATAGTTTGTTTGTTTTACGTTCGTTGTTGTTGTCTCGTCCTCCCACCTTTTATCACGAAGATAGCGCACCGGGTCCTTCCAGTATTTGCGCTCGCGACCACTCTTGTGGTTTCCCATGCCTTCAACTGCTAGGGTTCGGTCCTCATCAGATAGTTTATTCCAAACAGCAAGGGTTTGTTTCTTGTCCACCTTCTTGTCGTATGCAAGCCAAAAATCCTCAAATGCGTATTTATATGTTATTGTTTCTTTGTAGATGTTTGTTTCTTTATATATATCGATGTTTTCCGATTTACGGGTTTCACCGACAACGGGAAAACCGGATGTCGGTAAATCCGCATCTCGGTCAAGTTGAGGCTCGTCGTAAACAATGTGGTTCCACCCCTCCATTCTGCCTGTACTTACGTCTATTTGACGGCAGCTTAGGATATACCCCTTCTCTTGCAGGGACTTAAACACCCTATCCACTGCGTGTTTACCATCTGGCATTTGATTGTAAAGATTCTTTTTGTAAAGAACCCAGTTCTCTGGGAGCGAAAGAAGGAAACACATCATGCCCTTTTCTTCCATGGTCAGTTCTTTTGACTGCGAGATTTCATTTGGGATAATCGCAAAGTCATGCGTGCGTTTCCCTTTTACTATTTGTCCTGTATTCATAAATAAAAAAAGCCCGTAAGAGCAACTTTACGGGCCTAATTAGGTAAAAGATAATTTACCTATCCTAACCCCCGTTTGCTGTTGCTCTTTAACAAACGGGAGGCAGGATATATTTTGCAAACATAAAACAACCACGCGAGGTTGTCAAGTATTTTCTTCATTATTTTTTACGTGCCACATTTCACAGTCCCAGCACATATAAACCTGTTGGTCGTAATCACAATGATCCTTAGCCTCTTTCCGGGTCTTGTAACACCGCTTGCCACATCCGTAAATAGAGTTCTTAATCATCAGATAGATAGATACAATAGTTAAGATAATTGAGAGGAGAAACATATTGCAAATATACGTTGTTTAGTACTATTTACAAGCAATAATTTGACACTGTGTTGTTTTTGAGTATATTTGCACCATGACGAATTTGAGACCACCAGACGGACGTGTCTTTGTGATCATTGACAAGAGACAGCCAAAGCAAATAGATGTAACCATAATGGCGGTAGGAAACGGGGTTGACCTAGAGGTCGGCCAAAAGGCCTGCGTTATAGGTAAGATTGAAAAGGTTGAGCTACAGGACACTGAGATGTACTCGGTACACGAAAGACATATAGCATTTTTGTATGAATAAAATAGATAACTGGAAACGAGCCATATCAATCGTCAACAGGATGATTGACGACAAGATTGAGATATACGAGGTGATGAAGATCTTCACCCCCATGGCCACATCTGCGCGGAGAAAACTGCTTTACTGTGATCCTAGCATCACGACAGATGACTTAGATCAGGTCGAGAAAGCCATCGTAAGATACAACAACACGCTAGAAGAAATAGGGAAGACACAGGTCGAGACGCGAATAAAGCGTTCAATGTATTTCCAAAAACTGAAGGAGCATTATGATAAGGACAAAGACAAAAAGTAATTACCACAGGATCATAGAGGTGTACAACTATTACATCGAGCGGGAGAACACAGACATGAAGGATGTGGAGAAGCTGATGAGTAACTGGGACGCGATTAACCTGTTTGGAACGTATTCATCCCTGCGCCGGGGAGTGAACAAGATAAAGAGACGCATGCCGGTTGGTAAGAAAAACTTTGAGACCCAAAAGCAACTGTTTGAAATTTACAAAAAGATACTCTAATGAACTTTGAAGACGTTGACATAGACCAGTTAAGGCTTATAGACGGCGACTGTTTGGTCGAGATACATTCTTGGACTGAAGATGAGATATCTTTTAATGGCGGAACACTAAAGTTGGTAAACAGCCTAAAGGGTATAACCGAAGAGGGTAGCATTAACGACATGGGTTCGCTTTTAAAGTCCATGAAGAAAAGCAATTACAAAGACAAGAGGGCCATGTCTGAATACGTGAGAATGGCTGGTGAACAGAAGAAGGAGGTGGATCCAAATAAAGAGGATGTTAGAGCTACCCAGGCCGTTAGGAGAGGGGTGCTTGTGAAGAAGCCTGAAAAAGGTTCTACCACAAAGAATTGGGACTTCTTTTGCGAGTTTGACGGAGAGCCTGGCGACGAGATTTGGTTTGACTCTACTTACACAAGGAACTTTATCACAGAAGGCGACGGAGGTTTTGAGAAGGACGGAAAAAGATATGTGCTTGTTCCTTCTGAATGTATTTATGCCGCGAAGAGGAACGGAGAGATTAAGAGCATGAACGGATACATCATTGGAAAGGTTTTACCTAACGATAGAAAGTCAGGAAGCATTTTTCTGCTAGACTCAGAAACAGAAAGGGTGCAAGTAGAAGTTCCTCCAGCCAAGATGCCAAAGTACATAGCCCATGACGTATGGACAAACACAGAGGTAAAGAAGGGGGATGTGGTCTGTATAAAAAAGCATTTTGCAGTTAAGCTAGACTCAACCATGGCTGAGTCAAGCGACTACGTTAGGTTTCAACCTAGGGTTATATTAGCAATCGAAGAATGATAAAACTAGACTTTAGTAAAATATCCTACAACATTGAAGGCATCCCGGATGACGAGTCGGTAATCTACCGCTTCTCGGACCTGGCCAGTCAAGCCCATATTCTGGACAGGTCAGATGACCTTCCTGAGGGGGTTAGCGCCGACAAGGTTGTTCGATATCTCATATATATGTTCGCTCCAGGCACACCCGTTAAAGATGCGTATCCGGACATCAACCAGCGCAAACGATACACGTTGAACAAGCTGAATATCATGGTTGATGACACGGATTCGGAGGATGGGTACGCCCAGCTCTGCATGATGAATGTAGACTGGGCGGTGGAGCGGTACATCACGTTTACACGCCTGCAATGCTCGGAAGATTATTCGATCATGAGTACGGCAGACATTCGAATAGCTGCGTTGCAAAGGGCGCTCTTGACTCAGCCTGTTGACAGATCGAATGATGACAAGAACTTCCAAGCGGGTCTTGAGAGTTGGCGTCAGACACTTGTGGATGCCCGTACTCGAATCATGAGTGACGAGGTTAGCATCACACTACAGAAGGCAATCACGTTTTCTGTTCGCGCTGAGAACCTAGGAATACAGCCCGAACACTATGCTAGGATTTGGCGCGAAAAGAAAGAGATATTCCCGGAGGTAATACCATGAAGTACGAATACGAAGAGGAGGATAAGTATGTTTCATTCCACGAGGATGACGACGAGTTGGACACGATCCGCATTCCGCTTCCGCGCCTTGAGGAGTGGTATTCACACCACCTAAAAAGAGAGGTGACAAGGGAGGAGGCCCTTACCTACGTTGATGGGTATGGAATGAATCCAAAAGACCAAAAGTTTACTTATCAGGAAACTCCTGAAAAGATAAGGCTCATCTACGAGGTTGTTTTCAATAAGAAACACGCAACCAACAAGTCCAAGTACAAGGAGGTTGGCGACGTAAGGTTGGAAGATATTTACGAAGAAATCGAATCAAATCAGAAGTATTACGCTATGGAGATTGAGTGGATCAAGCTCCAGATAAAGCGCAGATATGTTGGATATTGGTGTTTCATTAAAGGGAAACCTACCTACATAAACGGAGCAAACTACTTCTTCTTAAACTTTTGGACGGTAAAAAACTTCGGTAAGAATAACAACAGGCCCGACTACAGGGACTACCAAAGAAAGATGTTTCACCTGTTCATGTATGCCTACAGCACAGAGGATGCGTTCTACAAGCACAAGATTATTTATAGGGAAGACGCGGTAGTAAAAACAAAGTACTCAAACCAAGACGTCAAGAACGTGGTTGACGAAATGAACGACATGGGAGTGGAATATTTCATGGAACCGAATGTCAACATCACTGTTAAGAAGGGGAAGCGCACTGTACATGGAATAAACTTCGTCTCTGGTCGACGTATTGCGAAGACGGCAATTGCTTGTTGCTTCTGCACGTGGGGAACACTCAACATGCCCGACCAGACCTTCATTATCCAGGCGATGAACGAGGACCAGGCGGTGAACAAGATATTCATAAAACAAATTCAAACACCTGTAAGCAAGCTCCCTTTCTTCTTTCGCCCGTACTATCGCGGACGAATAGAAGCGAAGGAGGGTTTGCGTTTCCAGTATGAAGGAGCAATCGCATCAGCAGCAAGGGCAGGAATCATCCCCGAACAAATGGAGTGCTTCATCACGCCGCTCCCTTCGACGGAGAAAGCGGCGGACGGAGAGGCGGAGATCGCTTTTGTCTACCGTGACGAGCCAGCGAAGAAAACGGATGCGAAGGCGGCGGACCAAAACATCCCGACGTGGTGGTACAATACGATGAAACCCGCCATCGAGCGCGGGGAAAACATTCGTGGATTTTGCATCATGCCATCTACGGTAGGTGACATGGACACAGGGGGTGGAGCGCAGTTCTTTGATATTGCCAATGACTCACACTTCTCTGACCGCAACGAGAACGGAACTACACCGTCGGGACTTATAAATTTCTTCTTGCCGGGTTACTACGCGGTAGAAGGATACATTGACGAGTATGGGGCAAGTATTATTGATGATCCAAAGGAACCTGTAATGTCCAACGAGGGCAAGTGGATCACCAAGGGAGCCAAGTCATATCTTTTAAACCAAGCGGATTACTTTGAACGTAAGAGAGAATGGCAGAAGCTGATTAAGTTACAGCAGAACTTCCCGATGAGTTGGAAGCAGGCATTCGCGGTAATACCAAAGGACATGGGTATGCCTATCGAGAAGATGCGTGACCGCATATCGGAACTTAAGTTTTCTCGTACCCCTATTACCACAAAGATTAACTTCAAGTGGATGGGCGACAAGTTTGGTGGTGATGTTTATGTGGAGAATGATCCTAAGGGAAGTTGGACCATGAGTTACCTTCCACCAAATGAGATGCGTAACAGGAAGACCGTTGTTACAGCAGAAGAGGGTTACATTCAACCAAAGAATAGGGGTCCTATTTACGCTCCCGATCCATCTGTAATGAACAAATTCTTCCTTTGCTGTGACCCGGTAAAGTTCCATAAACGAAACACTGTAGGTAAAAAGAAGTCAAACGCGGCTGCTGCTGTTTTCTATAAGAGGGACAGCCAGGTCGATTCAGACACCAAGCCTAGGAGTGAGTGGGTAAGTAACGACTGGATTTTGATTTACAACAGACAGACAGAAGACAAGGCCGAGTATCACGAGGAGTGGTTAAAGGCGGCTGTGTTCCTTGGGGCCTACGTCTACCCAGAGTGGCCCGACGGAGAAGCTCTGGTTGAATACTTTAGAGACAATGGGTTCGATGGATACCTATTGAAGGACTTGGGATCAGACGGAAAGCAGGACGCAAGGCCAGGCGTTTGGGCAGGTGAAGCCGAAAAAAACGAGATGGCCGGAGACATCATGACCTTCTTCAATAATAACGTTAAGTACGTGAAGATGTGGGAGATAGTCGAGGAGTGGAGTCAAATGAGGGGTATTGATGACTTGACAAACCATGACTTGTGTGCCGCCACGGGGTGGTGTATGAGGGCCATAAAGAGCCGGATGCCTGACCTTTACAAGGAGGCTTATCAACCGATAGAGGTACAGGGAGGGTTTTCGTTTTTCGAAATAGATTGATTGTTTTCAACCATTTATGATAAATTTTCATACATTTGTAGTTGTTTACTTAAATTTGTAAGATATGATACTGCCTCAAATGGCTGGAAACTATTTGTTTCCGAGCGATAATGTGCCAGAGATAGAAAAGCTAAAGCCTGAGTTTGGCTTGCGATGCGGAAGGGCATTGTATTCTCGCTTCTGTACAGGAGGTACTTATTTTTCATACACTCAGCTCCCTGAGATGCAGGAGACCCGAAACTACGGCTCTGGAATTCAGTCGGTGGAGAAATATAAGAACTGGTTTACTAACGGATCCCCTATTGGAACTAAGACAAGGTCAAACAACGAGGCGTCTCAGTCAACAAAGGGAATGAATATCGCGCAGAGAAAGGCGATGGCTAACATAAGCTACGACATTTTCTCTCCAATGAAAAAACTAACGAATGTTCTTTTATCGATTCTTTCAGATAACGATTATAAACTTGATTGTGTTTCTCTTGATAAAAACGTCATCAATAAAAAGAAGCGCAACAAGAATGATGTATACGCTAAGGCGAACTTTACTAACCCGTTGATGCGCGAGCTTGGCCTGCCGGAGTTTAAACTTCCGTTTGTGCCAAAGGACGAGACCATGCTAGAGATGGCGGACCGTCTTGGTTTTTTCAAGACAAAGTATGAGGTAGCTTTAGAGAAATTAGCTGAGTCAGGCTTTCGTTCATCTAACTGGGGTTCGATGCGTACCGATATAAATCGTGATGCCATTGATTATCACTTCCGATCTGCAAAGATTTACAACGACCCAATTACAGGACAGGTGAAGGTTCAGTACATTGATCCTGCCCGTCTTATCATGCTCTGGAACGAGGACAATGAGAACGAACCCGTGGCTATTGGTCACATTGAGATTGAAACTATTCAGTCTATATTCCCAAAGCTAGTTGAGGCGGGATTTGATGAGAAGCAGATTCAGTCAATGGCTAAGTCCTACGTTCCTTATCAGACGAATGCCTCCATGATTCCCGTTTGGGCCTTTGAAAGAAAGGACGAGACATCAAACCGCTGGGTTTGGATGGACTTCAAGGTTTACGTCCTGAAGTTTGAATACCTTTCCACTGACTACAAGCAATACGTAGAGAGAAAGAATAAGCAGGGGTATGCATCATTCCTTCGCAACAACAAGCCTGTAGACGAAAAGAAAAAGAATCCAAACGACACATACGAAGAGGTTGCCTGCAACTATTGGTACGAGGGTTCATATATCATCTCAGGAACCGGTCTTGACCGAATCTACGAGTGGAAGAAGAAGCCTAACCAGATGCAGAAGGGACTCACACCGATGAGCTCTTACGTTATCGACCGTATTCCTGGACAGTCACCCACACGTAGTGTAAGAGGATTGCTTGACGACTTAATGTTCGCCATACTTAAACTTCGTGCTGCCGTATGGGCTGCGGCTCCTAAAGGATACCGAATTGATGTGGGCGAGGCCGCAAACATAAAGATTGGCGGGGTAGAGTATGACTTGTTTGACCTTGTACACGTACATCGTCAGAACGGTATTCAGGTTGTTGCCACCAAGTTCAACGCGGCAACAGGAAAGTACGTTTCTCAACCACTTACTGAGATGGACAACGGCTTAGGTCCACAGGGAGCTGAATGGATTCAGCAGATAGCCAACTTGCAGATGATGATCAAGGACACCATGGGTATCCCGGATGCAATGGCAGCTAGTCCCGACCAAAGCGCGGAAAGACTTGTTGGTGTTATGGAACAAGACTACCAAGCCGGCAACCACGCAAACTGGACCCTTCGCGATTCAGAGCGTGACTTTAAGCGCAAGGTGGGAGAGCGTATCATTCACCAGGCACGTATAGACATAGAATACGACTCTAAGATTCGCGAGTTCTACGAAGGCGTAATTGGAAAGAACATGGTTGACTCCCTGGACGAAATCGAAGGTCTTTCATTGGACCAACTAGCAATTAGCGTTAAGTCTATTCCAAACGAAAAGGAAAAGAGCGCAATACTTCAAAGGGCTATTCAAATGTCTCAAATTCCAACCAAAGACGGTTCGGTTCTGCTTTCCCCATCAAGCGTAGAGCGTGTTGCTCAGTTGCTTAAGAATGGCGATGTTGACGAAGCGCTTTGGTTTATGGCGACCGAAGAAACTGAGGCCCGTGAACGCGAGCAGAAGAATGCCCAGATGATGATGCAACAGACCATCCAAGGTCAGCAGCAGTCTGCTATGATGGCTGAAGAGGCCAAGCGTCAAACGGCTATGCAGCTTGCCCAGATTGAAATCATGAAGCAGCGCGAGATGGCTAACATGGAGCTTATGAAGGAGCAGCAGCTTGCTAAGATTAAGGCTGATGCAAATTACCAAGTACAATTATTGAAGGGTAAGCAGGCCCTCGAAGAGATACAGCTTGAGGCAACCCTTGAAGCTGAGTTAGGAAACGAAATCACAGGAAGAGTATAAAATATATGGAAAACAACGAATTAGAAAATCAAGACGAGCAGGTTAACGAACAAGTTAACGAACAAGTAGCCGATCAAGTAAACCAGGCTGATATGCCATGGTTTGCAGCTTATGGCTATGAAAACGAGGACTCCTTTAAAAGTGAGTTCGAGGAGTTAAAAGGATACAAGGAACGCGCTGCTTACATTGTAAGCAAAGAGGCTGAGATTAACGAAGGCCTTTCCTTGCTGCAAGAGGCCGACGATCCGTTCGGGGGGAATGAAGAAGCACGTACACTCGTGTCCTTTGGCAAAAAGGGTATCAATCCTTCGATTGCCAATCAAATCGTTTCTTCAAACCCAGACTCATTAATGGAGGATCCACTCAAGGCACTCGTCATTGCCGAGGCGGTAAAGAACCCAGACAAATTCAAGCGTTTAGGCCAATCGACCATCGAGGAGGCTATTCGTGAAAAGTATAACTTAGGTGAAGGGGATTATTACGCGACAGCTCTTTTAAAGTCTGATGCTATAGACGCTATAGAAATAATTGAAAAGACTAAGAAAGATGTTGAAACTGTTAAAAATCCTTTTACCTTTGCAAAAGAGCTAAAGAGCCAAACTCAAAAGCAGATTGCGGAAAGACAGACAATAGCACTTGCCGAGGCAGAGTCCTACGCCAAGCAGCTAAAGGATGTCCCCTACAAATTCGGAGAGTCAGAAGTTTCGTTAAAAGTTTCAAACGAAGAGATTGATTCGATTTTGAAGTCGCAGTATGCAGGTTATTTAGGTCAAGCATTTGATACGACCACTAAAGAAGGAAAGCAAGCGGTCAGAAGCTGGTTAGAGAACCAAATCCTCATTCATAAGGTTCAGTCTGGGGATCTCGGAGTTCAAATAGCCAAGTCACTTTCGGCAAGCGTAGAAAAGAAGGTGGTCAAAGAGGTCTACAACGGTCAACCTAAAACAATTAACCGTGTAGACAAAACAACTGTAGACGCGAAGAACTTAACCCCTGCACAGCAAGACTTGTTGGCTAGAGGTATTTCTCTTCCGTCACAGAAATTAAAGAGTGTTGAATAATTAAAAAATTTAAAAGAAAATGGCAAATCTTATAGCCCAAGCGATACCCGGCGGTATGACCAATGGGATCCTAAATAACTGGGACGCGTTGAAGGACGACTTCGATGCAGTAGCATACCTCCCGTTCGGTGACGAATACTGGGATGCTATGAACCAAATCATGAACGGTATTGGTAACCGCGAAATTGCTAAGCAGCAAATCGTAAACTGGTTCGAAATGAACCGTATGGAGGTTCCTTTCACAGTTGCTACTGAAACAGGTGGTGCAACAGCTGGTTCTACAATTACCGTTACCATTCCTTCTGGCGAGGTGGATGCATTAACTGGTTACTCTTTCCCTATCAAGAATGAAATTTGGCGTCATGCTAGGACTGGTGAGTTGTATCAGATTATTACCAAGCCCGCTGCAAACCAATTGACTCTTCGTCCTTTAAAGGCTAGTGTTGTTCCTGCTACTGATATTGCAGCTAATGACACATTCTTCTATGTTGGTGTATCTGTTCAGGAAAATTCACCCGCACAAGACCCTAAGTTCATATTTGATACAAAGTATAGCGCAAAGTTGCAGACATTCCGTAACGATGCCCTTTCTAGCTCTGAGGCTCTTTACAACCAACTTTGGTACACTCAACTTGAGAACGGTACTGCGACTCCATACTCTAACTCACGCGACATTATCTACTTGCAGCGCGAGCACCAGGTTGCTATCGTGAACACGTTCTTGGCAGGCTCTCCAGCTGACAACACCGGATTGAATGGATATCAGTTCGCAAATGGTTTGTTGCCTACCATCTTGACTTCAGGTCAGGTTGTAGACTGCGACACCACA